CCACCACTGGCACGGACGGCCTCAAGCGCCAGCTCCGCGAGCGCAACCGCGTCCCCGAGACCATCGAGCCGGCCCGCGAGGCCGAGCCGGTGCCCATCTCCCACCCCGACGCCCAGCCGCCGGAACCCGGGAGCGAGGGATGAAGACGACGAAGATTCGGGAGATTGTGGAGCGGGCGTGCAGGCATCGATGGGAGGGTGCGGCAGAGGCCATGGCCGAGGTGGAGACCATCGAAACAAGGGAGGCGCTCACCCTCATCTGCTGTGGCAATCGCAAGGGCGAGTGCTTGCGGCACGGCAGGTTGGTCGATATGGACGGCATGTGCGAGGTGGGCCGAGGCGGGCCGCTGGTGCTGCCCGAGCCCACGGCGCAGCGTCTGCCGGCGAAGAAACGCAGGTAACAATCGACGCGCAAAGCGTCTTCACAGCAGGAGGAACGATGCTGAACGAGAAGCAATACCGGAGCGAAGCCGCGGCGACGTCCATCAACGTGTATGAGGACCTCTGCCGCGTCACCGAGGAAGAGGTGAACGATATGAAACGCCGTCTTGGGTGGTCGGACGACTACTTCACTGCACCACCCCCCACCGCTGCACTCCGGGCCCTGAAAGAGTTCCTTCGAGCCCGAACCACGGCACTGGACGTGAAGCGACGCGCGAGCGAAGAACTTGCGCCCCCGAGCCCCGGGGCGTAGGTAGGGAGTGGGCTGTGCGCACGCAGTGGGCTCGCGAGCGCATGTACCAACCGGCGCCGCACCCATTCCGGGGCCGGGCCCTAAAGCGTGCGGCAACGAAGCCCCGGCGCCTACCCCTCGGTGCCGGGGCTTTCGTCTTTATGGACCCCAGTGTTGACACCGGACGTCCGTGCGGTTACTGTCTCTTTCGTTGGCGCGGCGGAGTGGTCCGCCCCCAACAGGAGGTTACCCATGCAGACGCACTTCACGACCCAGGACGAAGTCCGAGCGCGCGTCGCCGCTCTGAACATGAAGTGGTCCGGCGCGCTCAAGCGTGCGGACAATTGCATCGCCCGGGGTGATGCTGATGCGTGGGCCGTGGCCCAGAGGCGCGCTGACGCCATCCGTGCCGAGATGGACCGCGTCGAGGCGCTTATCCCCGCCCTCCCCGCCAGATGATTGCCGCCCTCTACGTTCAGCGTGGCGGATGCTACTGGGACGTCCCGGGAGTTGACCCATGGGACGAGGAACGGGACGCGCGCCTGTACGCGGGTCCGCACCCCGTCGTCGCACACCCGCCGTGCCACCTCTGGGTGAACTTCGCCGCGCTCAACTTCAAGCGCTACGGCGGCGAGCACAACCGGCCGGGCAACGACGGCGGTTGCTTCAAGGCCGCGCTGGCGTCCGTGCGGCAATGGGGCGGAGTGCTGGAGCACCCAGCGTCAAGTAACGCGTGGCCAGCGCACGGGCTCGCGCGCCCCACGGGACACGGTTGGTCCGCCTGTATTGACGGCGGGTGGGTGTGCGAGGTGTGGCAGAGCGCGTATGGGCACAAGGCTCGCAAGCGGACGTGGCTGTACGCCTTCGGTGCGAGGCCGCCCGAATTGGACTGGCGCCGAGCCCCAGGCACCGCCCAGGTGGGGTGGTTCGACCGCATCAAGCCCAGTCTGTCGAAGCGGGATGCGAGCGCAACGCCGCCCGCGTTTCGTGACGCGCTGTTGGCGATTGCGCGGGGCATGCGCTGAGCCTTTCTGGACTCCGGCGCTCGCGGTACTATCTTGCTCGGGCCGGTTCGTCCCGGCACAGGAGGAGTCCATGCCTAACGAGCAGTGGTATCTGAGCAGAGACGAAGAGACCTTCAACGACGGCCCTTATGATACCCGCGAGAAGGCCATTGCGTCCGCGCCGGACGAGGGCTTTGACCCGGGGGAGTCGTTCTGGGTCGGCCGTGCGGTGCCCGCGTCGTCATTCCTGTCGGCGGCGAACGTCGTCCAGATGCTGAACGACCATGCCTATGACGAGGGTCCCGATGGCAACGACGGGTACGATGTTGGCACCGAGGCCCAAGAGGAATTGGACGTTTTGCTGCGGGCGTGGGCCGACAAGCACAACATCAAGCCGACGTGGTGGGGCATCGAGGACGTGAGCCACCACGCCGTGCCGCTGGAGCGCACCCCTGCCGATGAGTACGAGGACTCCGCGCGGTAGGCGGGACGAACCGCGCCCACGGGCGCAAGGGCGGGCGAGGGCGTCGGGCATGGCTCGGCGCCCTTCGTCTTTCTTGCGTCAGGGCGCGGGAGGGTGCATCGTCTCAGGGAATGCTGCGGCACGGACTGCACAAGGGGCCACGGCCCCACGGCGGTGCGACTCCGCTGGAGGGACCCCAGATGGGTCGTCCGGGTTCAACTCCCGGCGCAGCAGCGAAGGGCCCGGGATAGCGTAGTCGCGCACCCGGGCCCTTCGTCTTGCGGGCTACTGCACCCGCTTCGGCGCGTTGCCGCTGGAGGTGATGCCCAGACCCACGCCAATCGCCGCGACGATGGAGCACACCTTGATGACGAGCGCGTCCTCGGTGGGCGAGAGGAACGGGACGACCGCGGCGCACGAGGTGGCGACCACGGCCACCACGCGCTTGAGGTGCCGCTCCCACGCGGGCTGCACATGGGTGATGGCCACCCCCTCCGTGTCCGTCTTCAGCGGCGGGGCGTGGGGGGCGAGAGACGGGGGGGGCTTGTAGAGGGACGGCTCGGACATGGGGACTCCGGTGGGTGGAGCTACTTGGGACGGTTGGCGAGGCGCTCCATGGCGTTCGCGAGGCGCGACATCTCCGCGCCCAGGCCACGCAACTCCGCCTTGAGTTCGCCGGCTTCTCGAGAGGCCGCGGCTTGCTGCCCGCTCATGGCCTCCACTCGCGCCTCGGTTCTGTCCTGGCGACGCTCCATGGCCTCGGAACGCGCCTCGTGCCGGCCGGCAGAGACGGACACCGTCACCAGCGGGGCGATGACCGCCAGCCCACTGGAGACGGCGAAGAGCAGCCACGGGGATGGAGCTGGGCGCGCATCGGACATGAGGCCAGCGTCCACCGTTGTGCGGACAGGGCGCCTGTGCGGGCATGCCTGCTCGCCGCCTTGCGTTCTCGGGCGTGAGGGGTACAACAGAGGCAGGAGGAGCGCATGATTCCAAGCCCGAAGTGCGAAACGCCAGTGTCGTGTTCCGTCGCTATCCCGAGGTGCCGTCACTGCTGCGCTGAGCCCACGCCCGTTCAGCGGGTCGTCGCGGACACCGGATCTGGCGTTCAGCCTCCAGTCGCGATGCTGGGCGAGGCGCTGGAGCATATCGGCGCCGCCGCGCAACTCGTGACGTCAGCCTGTGGCCGCGAACCGTTGGTCGGCCGAGTTCAAAAAGCCCTTGGCGACGCGGCAGCGCTGGTGCGCACGCTGAGTCACGTGGCCGGGGCGCAGGCCCCGACGTGCTGGCAGTGCGAAGCCGTGCTCGGCACTACCGAGGCGTGCACGACGTGCGCGGCGAAGCGCTTGGAGGGGCGATGACTCGGCGCCCCGTGGTCTTCGCCCTGGCCCTAGCACTTGGCGGTTGGGCCGTCATGCTCTGGCGGGTGCTCGAATGAAGCGCATCAGCAAGGCGAAGCGGCGGCACCTCATCCAGTGCGCGGTGGCCATGCAGCCATGGCGCATCGACACCGAGGGCGAGGCACGGCGCCAGTGCGAAGCCGCGCTAGCGGACCTCCGGGACGCGCTCCCTATGCGGGCGCAAGTAACGGTGATGTTCGATTAGAAAGCGACGAGGGGCCCCGGTGAGCGTGCCGGGACCCCTCTGGAGGAACTACGCTGAGCGCTTCTGGGGTGGAGAATACCCGGGCCCCGCCGCGGCACAAGCGGATTCCGCCACGACGTCCGGCGGAGAACAGTCCGCCTCTACCAGCAGGCGCGTCCCCAGGCCGGCACTCGACGTCCCCTCCCGCCAGGATGCCTCCACCACCGTCAGATCCCGGGCGCGAGCTCGCCGCCGCACCTCGCCCTGAAGGGCCCTGGACTGGAGGTCTCGCACCACGGGAAGGGATTCGGGCGGGCAGGCGAAGACGCCGGTAGCGGACACGGTGGGCATGTCCCGGACGGTACGCCTCGGCTGAAAGGTGGGCAAGAAAGCGGACGGGCCGTAGACTCCAGGCATGGCCCCACACCCCAAGTGCGACAAGAAGCCCGCCTTTCCCGCGCGCCCGCGGGTTCCCTCGCCCGCCCTTCGTGGCCCGCGTCGGGACCATGGGCTCTCCTCTACCTCCCCAACCGCCCGCTTCGCGCCGGCCCTGGCCGCAGCCGCTGCGGTCCTGCTAGTGCTCGGCTCCGGCATCTTCGCCCCACTGCCCGACGTTCCCGACGCTGGCACTCCGGACGCGGGACTGCTGGCGCCCGAGGCTGGGGTGATGACCGATGGGAGCACGGGGGAGGAGTGGGCCGGCATCCCCATCCCAACGGCCCCCGCCCCTGGACAGAAGACGCAGTGTAGCGCGAAGGCGGCCGAGGTGCTCATCAACGGGGGCTGCTACATCCAGACGGCACAGGTGCCGCCCTGTCCGGATCTCCAGTACGAGCACGGCGGGAAGTGCTGGGCTGCCGTCGGCAAGCGCACCCGTCCGGCCCAGTCCCTCGGGGAGTAGCACCTTCCGCCCATGGGACGCCGGAAGGAAGTGGTGACCGTCTACTTCGACCCGGAGACCTACGCGGCGCTCCGGGCACTGACGGCCAACACCAGCGTCCCGACTGCCGTCTACATCCGGGAAGCGGTGGACGAGTGGCTGACCCGGCGCAGGGCCAAGCCCACCCCGGCAACAGGTCACGCCGCCCGCATGCCCGGGTAGCAGACGGAACCGATGACCACTCGCCCGGCGGTTGGCCACGCGACAACGCGGGACAAGCCGAAGTGCTCCGCCGCGTGCGCCGCGTCGAAGTCCTGGGTGGCTCCGATGGGGACGCCGCCCGTCGTCTGCGCCTTGGCGAGTTGCCGCTCCACGTGCCCCTGGGCGTTGCCTGTGACGGTCCGCCTGGGGACACACCCGCGCGCCTCCATCTCGTTGCGCATGGCGGACACGTGGGGCCGGGTGATCTCCACCTGCGTGGCTGCCTTCGTGCTCGTCATGTTCGGGAAGCGGGACAGCAGGGCCTGGAGCGCCCGCCGGCCCTTCGTCTTCTGGCACCACTCGCACTGATGCAGGGTCATGGCGCCCTCCGGTAGCCCTCGGGGAGGCCGTCCGCGCCGAGGTTGACGGCGTGGGTGCGGACCTCGTTGCGCCGCGTCTTGCTGCTCTCGGACATGCCCTCCAGCACCGCACTCAGTTTGCCGACGCGCAGCACACGCACCTTGCGAGTGCCTCCGCCGCGCATCTTCACCAGCACGTCTCCCACGCGCAGTTTCACGGCGCCGCCTCCTCGAAAACGTGGAAGACGAATCGTCCGCCGTCGAGGTGAGCCGTGCCGACGAAGCGGAGGCGTCCGCTCAGGGCGCCGATGGGGTGGCCAGTGCCGAAGACCCGGAAGCGGCGCGTCACTTTCTGTCGCTCCGGGTTGCACAGGTACCACAGGCAGATCTCCGAGCCCTGCTCGCGGGCTGAGAGCACCTGCGCGCCCTCCGGCAGGTGGTACTCCGTCTGGGATGGACTCAGCACCACCTTGTAGATCGTCGTCATGTTCTTCCCCTCGCCCGGAATGGGCACTGCCGTTGTCGCACGAGGCCGCGTCCGGGCGAACGACCTCGTGCGTCCGCGACTCGCGCGGTCGATGTTGAAACGACATCTACGCCACGACACTGATGTCGCTGGCGCTATGACACGGATGTCATACCGCGACACTTGCGCCATGGGTCTGTGACGACCGCGACGAAAACACCGGATTGACAGGACCACGCGCGGCGAGCACAACTGCTTCGCGCGTGCGACACATCAGCGGGCGGCAACGGCACCTGCAGCCGTCCGTCCGAAGCGGCACCGCTCCCGGGACGACGCAGGCCATCGGGAGCCACCTCCCCGGATGCCCCGGGACGGCAGAGGCCTCCTGGCCACCGCGAGCAGCACGGCAGGCGATGCGCCCCGGCGGAGTGGTGCGGCAGCGGGAGTGCACTGCGGGCGAATGTCGGCCACGAAGCGAGCGCCGCGCAACCACGACGCGACAGCGGCCCACCCTCAGCGACTTTCGAGGGCGGGCCCTGCTGCTACTTCAGCCCCCGGCGGGCGGCTTCGGCTTCCAGCGCCGCTCGGTTCTGCCAGCGGGTGCCCTGGAGGAGGACGCTGCCCCCGCCATTCTTGATGGCGGCCTTGGTGGCACGACGCGCCGTCTGGAGGTCCGCGTCCGTCATCTTCGCCGCCATCTTCGTCATCAGTGCCGTGGGGTTCATGAACAGCAATGTAACTGCGCGGCCGTCCGGTGTCAACACCGCTCGTTTCGCGCCCGCTGCCGCGCCGTGTGTGACCGCCGTCCACGCCGCGACATACACTGGGGCCATGACCGACGATGACAACGACGGCTTCGACGAGGCGAGCGCGGGGAGGGCGCTCGCGCGGCTCGGCTATGACGTGAAGGCGGAGCAGGAGCGCGTAGCCGCGCGGGCCCGGGAGATGTCTGAGTCCCTGTGCATCCCGTCCTGGTGGAAGGCCGAGTTGTCCCGCTTCCACGCCTCCGAACAGGCAGCGGCCCCGAAGTGCTCGGAGTGTAACGGGCCGCTCGGGTCTACGACGGGGTGCCGCACCTGCGCTGGGAGCAGGGTCTAGGGCTCCATGCTCGTAGGCGGGCGTTCTGCCTCGCGTACCGGAAGGTAGCAGCGCCCTTCGTGCTCGAAGAACTCGCGCCCGCAGTGGTCCTCAAGGGGCCGGCGCGCCACCTCCACCCAGCACGCTTCCAGGATGGCTCTCTGCTCGAGCGTGCATGGTGGCTTCTTCTGCCCCTTGAATGCGGCACCGGGCATGGGGCGAGCGATGGCGTCAACCCCCGCGTCTGCCGCGTCCGTCGCCCACGACTCCGGGGGCTCATCCTCGGGCAGGGCCAGGGGCGTGCTCGGAGGGTTGCTGAGCGAGGCCATGAGAATCAGGAAGATGGCCACGATGCCCAGCACCACGATGACGGCGGCGATGCCCGCTCGGCGCCGCAGCACTGCGAGCTGGCGCTGGTGCTCCTTCTCGCGCAGCGCGGCGCGCCGCGCCTCCGAGGCAATGCTCGCGTCGAGCTCGTCTTCCAGTTCCTCCAACGTCTTCCAGTCGCCCATGGGTACTCCCCCGCTTGGTGTGCCGGGGGAGTCTCGTCGGATCAACCTAGGTGGGAGCCATACGTCAAGGGGAGGATGGAGTGGGCACCGCCGCACGACGTGGCCTGTCGGTCGCGTTCGTCATGGCTTCTCCTTTGCCCTGTCCTCAGCCCGCTTGGCCGCACAGGCGGGGCAGCCGTCGGTGCTCCCGAGCGCCACGTCGCACTGCCCGCAAGGCGGGTTACCGGCGTACAGATAGTTGCTGCCGAACCTGCGGAGGTCTCGTTCGAGTCCATCCAAGAGGGCGAGCGTCTCGGCCTGAAATGGTGTCAACGTCATGGCTCTCCTCCACCGCCACGCATCATGAGTAACCACTGCGCGTCCACGGCATCTAGAATGTCCATCTGCTCCTTCGTTCGAACGACGTCTCGGCACTCGTCTCTGCTGAGTTTCATGGCGTGCATCGCGAGGCGCCCAACCGCAGTCGCCCTTTCGAATTCCTCTTCGGTGACGTCGACCCCACGCGGCAATGGCGGGCGTGGAACCACGGCCCTGTGTTTCGCGCACATGAAGTAGGCCCATGCCGCCATGCAACTGCGGACCCGGGGCGGGAACAGCATGGCATCCTTGTCCGCCCCGACGGCCCTTGCGGCGTGCGCTACCGTGTCAACACAGGCCCGGGATGCATCGACCAGCACAGCGGACCCGGCCGGGTCCGGGATGTCGACACCGAACAGGAGTTCTCTGGCGCTCGCCGTCGGCGCCCCGTCCGCGGCCCACAACCCCGCCTCCTTCGTGGCGGGCAGCACCCGCTTGTTGGGCGAGCGGGGCACGGTGGGCTGCTGGGTGCCCCGGGTGGGGTCGTAGAGGCCGGCGCCGTTGGGCGTGTAGACGGGAGCGGCGGGGGTGCCGGGCGCGAAGCCGGGAGTCATCACCGGAGGGGTGGGTGCCGGGACGAAGGCCGGGGCAGCGGCCTGCTGGTAGGAGGTAGGCGAGGAGGTGGCGCACGCAGAGAGGGTGGCCACGAGGAGTGCAGCGAGGATGGGTCTGGTCATGCCTCGCTTTCTAGCATGGCCTGCGGTCGGCCGACTGCTCGGGCGAGTGGTGCGCAGCGGGTTGCGCATCCGTCAACGGGAGGAGGCGCGACGGCGAATGCTTGCATTCGTCAGTGGAAACCCTGAGAGTCCGTCCCGCCTCGCGGGTCACTTCGGACCCGAGAGGGTGTGCCGCCACCCGCACGCCCGAGACACCATGCTCCGCGCTCTCGCCGCCATTACTCTCTTCGTCGCCAGCATCGCCAACGCTCAGGCTGTGGCGCCCATGCCCACGCCGGTGCGCCCACCGCTCGTTCGGCCCGTGGTCAACGACCCGTACTTCCCGACGCCCGGAGCCACTCCGGCGGGGGCGGGCATCGTCGTCCCGACCCGAGAGGGAGGCGAGCAGGTAGTGCCGCGTTCTCCGAACACGAGGGTCCTCCCCGCCTCGAAGGACCCGGGGGTGTGGGCGGCCGACGGGGCGCCGAAGGCGGCGATCGACGTGGGCAAGGTGAACGTGCTTGGTGTGGTGTTCAATGTGGGCCCCGACGTGGGCACGTGGTACGTGGCCGGAGAGTGTGCAAGCGACCTAAACGAAGCCAAGTCCATCCCGCATGGCTGGGCCGAGATCGTATCCAAGTTCTCGGAGGGGGCGTTGCGCTGCATCAGTGCCAAGGCGCTCCTGTATTGCGCCTCAGCCACCGAGGACGAACTCAGGAAGGGCTCCAGGATGTACACGCGCCTGCGGCTTGATGGCGCCATTGAGGCAAAGCGTCGTGCCGAAGCGCTGGAACGCGAGCACTGCGGAGACAAGAATCTGAATCCGCAACAGACGGCCTACCTGATGAGCATCCAATCAACATGGGGTGGCGTCCACATGAGGCGGATTCGGCAGGAGGAGGGGAAGTGATCTCTGGCGAGGAATGGAGCAGGTTCGACGCGTGGCGCAGGGAGGTTGCGGTTGACATCCGCGTCCGCGCGGTCGCGATGGGGCAGCCCGTTGAGTATGCCTTCCTCAGACACGCGCAGATTCTGTGGTTGACGATGGCGGAGCGGTTCCCCGCCATCGGGAACGCCATGTTCGACTCGGTAGAGCGCGGATGCTATGAGAGCGAACACCAACCCGACCTCGCTGCTGTCAACGCGTTTCGGGCGGCCATCGGCTACCCCGCACTCGGATTCCTGCCGCCGCTGCGAATGAGGGAGGAGTACAGAGTGCCGATGCCAGATAACGCCACTGCGTCGAAACCCTGACGCCGCCTGCCGCACCGGCCCGCCCTCGCAAGGGGCGGGCTTAGGGCGTTGCGGGGATGCCCCCGCACAAACAACCCGCGCGCCCGGACCCCGCCAAGAGTCATCGGGCGCGCGCCCCGTGAGAGGTCAAACGTGAATAGCAGCAATCCCCGTGGAAATCGACTGGCTGTGCTAGTGCTGTTGTGCGTCGGACTCTCGGCGTGTGCGGCCTGCGGTCCCGGCGCACTCCCCGGCGAAGACGAGGGCACGGGCGGTGCGGGCCTCAAGAGCCGCGACGCGGGAATGCTGTCCTGTGCCCCCGGCGAGGTCTGCGATGAGTACCCGGGCGGGAGTGGCCCGACCTTCCCCGCTCACCCGGACATCAATGGCGGTTTCGAATCCATCAGCACGAGTGGCATCCCGTCCAAGTGGACCCTGTCGGGGCCTTCGTGCACGTGGGGTGGACTGGTTCTCGTCACCACCAACGCGGCGTCGTCCGGCGCGCAGGGGTTGCGGATGTATGGCGGATGTTCGGCGATCTCGATCCGAGCGCCCGCGCCCACCACGGCCACGCGCGCTTCCGTGTCGCTCAAGTCGCGCTCGGTCACGGAGGGAAGAGCGACCGCGTCTCTCACGTGGTTCGACGCGAATGGCGCGGAGATGTCGGGGGACTCAATCGTCATTCAGGGCACGGCCGAGCGCATGTTCGTGTCGAACTACCTCTCGGTGGTGCGTCCCGCAGGGGCGGACTCGGCCACTGTGACAATCACCACCCCATCGGGGGCGACGGTCACGATGGACTTTGACGAGGTGTCGTTGGACTTCGCCAGTTAGGCCCGCATGTACTGCGCGGCTCGCCACGTGGTGGGGGGGGCGAGCCGCGCACGGGCACTATGGCAGCGCGAAGGATAGTCCGTCGAAAGAGACAACGTCGCCGGCGGAGATGTTGTAGACGCTCACCTTCCCATCCGAGCCAACGCGGATATCGGCCGTGCCACCGCCAGAGAGATAGAGCCGAAACAGTTTCTGCACGGATGGTCTGTAGCCAGTGGAGAGTGTGAACACCGTTGCCGCGATTCCCGGGGCAGGCGTTGGGGCCTTCGCCACACCCTTGAGTTCCAGATTCCCGAGCGTGTTGAGGCGGAACCCAACGTCTCCGTGCGGGCTCCCGTAGTTGCTCCAACTGTTCTCGAAGGCCACGGAGTAGCCGCCGCCGATGGACGGGCCGACCATCTTCCACGGACGCTGCGGCAACGACGTTGGGAGGAATTCGAGACTGTCAACGTAGACGTCAATGGACGCGGTGCCGCCCGTAAAGATGAGGACTTCGGCATACCGGGCCGTACTCGGGGCGGTGTCGAACACCAGCACTTCTGTCCACGCGTTGCTCGTGGCGTTCTTCGTCTCGGAGTAGAGCGTGCCGGTGCCGCCGACGGTGGAGTACCATCGAATCCCGACACTGACGACTGAAGTCGTCGTGCCGCTGGCGCGCATGTAGACGCGAGCGCAGTACGTCTGACTCGGACGGACCGTCATCAACTGGGATGCCAGCGTGGCGGTGTGCGTCGCCGGGAACTTGATGGACGTCCCGCCCGAGAACGAATCAGTGGATGAAGTGATGTCCGTCCCCCATGAACCCGCGAGCACACTCCACGTGTCAGGGATGGACCCGTTCACAGCCTCGAAGTCGGCATTGGGCGGGAGGGCGCCGGCCGCCACGTATGGCTGTAGCGTCCTCGGTTCCACGTACCGCGCAGTCGCACTGACCTCCGACGACGCGGTGCCCCGGTTTCCCACCTCGTCGATGGGCACCACCTTGAAGTAGTACGTGGTCCCGGGGGTGAGGCCGTTCACGACGAAGGTCGTGGTGTTCGCCCGCTCGTGGAACGTCGAAGACGACGGGGTGGATCCAGACGTGGTGCTCTTGTGCAACTCGTACTCAGCCGGGAATGGCGGCACGGTGGGCTGCGCGAAGGTGACGGTTGCGGAGCTCGGAGCGCCCGTGGCCACGAGCCCTGTGATGGTGTCGGGTTGCGCCGCCCGGGGCTGGGGCATGGCGCGCCCCTCGCGCTGCAACCATGACCGGTGCGCGCCCACGGGCTTGCCGCGCAGGGTCAGCGTCGTGCTGTGTCCCTTCGCGTCGATGCGGTGCGCGGCCGACACCACCGCGAGCGTCTGGTCACTGCTGAAGTTGTCGTCATCCGCCGCGAAGGTGAGTTGGTCGCGCAACTGCACCCCGTAATGGAAGCCCACTTCCACGGACATGTCGAGCAGTGGGTCTTTCAGGTCATCCCGCGCCGCGTCCGCCATGGCCTGCGCTTCGGTCGGGCTGTCGATCGGGCTGTTCTCGTCCTCGGCCAACTGCATGAAGCCACGCCCGTACGTGATGATGGACGTGGCGTCCGAGGAGGTGACGGAGGAGAGCGTCGGCTTGCCGCCGGGGTCGGTGGTGCTGCGGTTGTAGTAGTAGAGCAGAACGACGTTGCGCACGCCGTCGATGCTCTGCTCCATCTTCGTCACCCGTCGCACTTGCCCAGGCTGGAAGGTCCACTGCGAGCCCGCCAAACCAGCCCGGTCAGGTTTCAGCAGCGTGAAGCGAAACGCACCAGTGCCGTTGTCCCAGAAGTACCGCGCGTCCCAGCCGATGGTGAGGGCCCGCTCGCGCACGCCCGCGAGCACCGGCGCCTTCTTCTGCTTGTACTTCGACAGCACCACGCCCGGGGACACCGGCACGTAGAGCGTCACCCCCGTGCTGTTGTCCGTCAGGATGGACTGCATCACCGTCTGGACGGCTACCCCAGTGGTGTCGTTGCCGTACTCGCGGTCCGTCTCGATGTACGCGCGCAGCAGGGCGCCGGCATCGTCCCGCCCCGTGAACGTGATGGGGTCCTTATCGAGCGCCAGTCGCTCAATCTTCCCCCGGAACACCTCGCGCCAGTCGCCCGACTGCGGCTCGTCTCCCAGGGGCAGCGTCGCCGCCTCAACGTAGAATGGCCGCGCGAGCGCGAGCACCCCCGTCAGTTTGTTGCTCAGCAGTGGGTTGAGGGAGAAATCCTCCAGCCGCCGCCGGAGTTGCACCGTCGCCTGTGCGCACGGCTCGTTGATGGATTCGTCCCACTCCACCGACACCAGCCAATCGCGCCCCTCGAGCGTCGTCACGTCCTGCCACGCCGAGCCATTCCACACGAAGACGCGGGCGCGCACGGAGTACCCGTCCGGGGCCTGGAGAACCTTCGTGTCCTGTCCCGTCAGCGTCCGCACGTCACACCTCCCGCAGAGTGAATTCGATGGCGTGCATGGCCGTCAGCGCCCCGCCGTTGGACTGCCGCGTCACCTTCACGTCCGTTACCTTCCCGCGCACCGTGACGGAGGACGGGGCGAACGTGCCTGCGGCGGTGACTCGCGGTAGAGCGCTCCACGCTCCGGCGCTGTGCTGGGCGTACAGGGACGACGCCCACGAGGCCGGAATGGCAAATGGGAACGCAACCACATCGTCAATCAGCCAATCCGTCCCGTCCGCGCCGAAGACAACCGCGGCCCCGCCAGAAACGGTGACCTCTCCATGGCTAGTGCCAGAGATCACGGAGACGCCGTTGTGCCACTCGGCCCCGTCGCTTCTGATGGCCCAGTGCTCCCACACGCCAGCCGCCTCCTTGCTCCACCACATCACCGACCATGACGCCCCGAGGCCGAGAGACCATGTCGGCCCAGACACACCGGTGTCGGCGACAAGGCAGCCGGCGCCCCACTTCATGCCGGACGCGGTGATGGTCGCCGCCCCCGTCACAGAAGGCCCGCGCCCGCGCAGACTGTACCGGTCGGTGTCGAGCGGGAAGGCGTGACCCTTCCCTTCGATGAGGCCCGCCCAGGCGTCCACCTCGGACGCGGGGACAGGCGTGGTCGTCATCCGCCACTCCCGCTTCGTGGAGGTGGGTCCGCCCACGAGGTCGCCCGACGGGCTGCGCTCCGTCTCGCCTCCAACTCCGACGTAGGACATGGAGACGCTGTCCACCGCGATGCGCACCGTTACGCCGTTGAGAGAAAGGTACATGGTCGTCAGGGGATGTACTGCTCTTCGCCGTACTGGCTTAAGGTCTTGCGGCCCTTCTTCTCGTCGATGCGGTCAATCACCTTGTCCGCCGTGATCGCGTCTTCCTGTTCCTTGGTGATGTGGATGATGGTGGTGCTGTTGTCGTGGACGACGGTCCCGCCGCCGCTGGAGCCACTGCCCGGCGCGCCCGGGTCCGCCGCGTTGAAGCGCCCGAGTTCCACCTTCCACCAGGACGGGATGTTGAGGCTTTCGCTCATCTCCCGCGCCTTATCCGCCACCTTCTGCTCTGCCCGTGCGGTGTCGTACGAGGAGTTCTTGAGGTTGTTGAGCGCCTTGTCGATGCCGGAGAGGTCAAGCCCCGCTCCCTCTCCACCGAAGAACTGGGCGATCTCGTTGACGATCTCCCCGACGAACTTGATGATCTCCAGCGTCGCAATGCCGAAGGCGCGGAACACCATGAAGAGCGGCCGCGCGACGAACTCGATGATGGGGGTGATGGCGTCAATGAGGAGGAACAGCACGCTGTCCATCTCGGAGAAAATCGAAAGCAGGGGCATGAGCGGTTCAATCAACTTGCCCACGGAGTCAGCCAACTTCTGGAGGATGGACTCCACCTGCTCCAGCATGTTCTTGAAGGCTTCACTCTGGGTGAGCAACCCGACGCCAGCGCCGATGATGGCGCCCCAGGGCCCCGCCGCCGAGCCCGTCTCCGCCCCCTGCATGACGGCCGAGGTGGTTGGGCCGGTCCCGCTCAGCAGCATCCCGCCTAGTTCCGTCGGCACGTTGGCCCGTGCCCGCTCCAACTTCGCGAACGACTCGGCCGCCGCCGAGGCGGACTCCGCCAGGGCCTTCTGTGCGTCGGCCGCGAGCGTGGCCTGCCTCGCTTCCGCCAGCAGGCCCTTCTTCTCCAGCGCGCTCGCATCGAGCCGACGCGCAGCCTCCTCCTTCAGCGCCGTGGCCATGGTGTCGAGCGCGGCGTTGAAGTTGGCGAATCCCTGAGTGGGCTTTGGCGCGTCCGGACGAGCCTCCGCTCGGCGCAGCGCCACCGCCCGGTCAATGTCGTCGAACTGCTTCAGCAGCGCGGCGGCGGCAGCGTCCTTGCTCTTGAATCCTTCAATGGCCCGCTCGGCACTGTCGCCGAGCTCCCCCAAGAGGTCCGCCTTCCCGAGTGACTCCTGAGCGGAGGACCGAGATGCAGCCTCGCGGCCAGACGCGGCGACGGCATCCTTCTTGCGGCCCATGGCGGAGAGGTCCGCAGCGTTCGCCTTCTCGCGGTCTGCATCCCGCTCCTGCTCGGCAGCCTGGGCAAGCATCTTCGCCTGCGCCTTCCGAGCACGCTCCAACTTCTCCAGGGCCTCGTCGAGGTTGGCAAACCCCTTAGTCGGATCCTCCCCAGCAAGGTCGGAGCGCCGACGCTGCATTGCGCGCTCGATATCCTGAAGCTTTCTGTTGAGTTCGAGTTGGGCGTTGACGAAAGCCTCCAACGCATTGCCGGACGCCTCCGAAGCCTTCTTGGCGAACTCGAATAGTTTCTTCTGCGCTTCAACAGCGCTGTCGATTGCGGCGGAGTATTTCTTGGCCGCAGGCGCGGCCTTCTCGGCGTCCTTCTGCATGGCCGCGCCGGGGCCGTCATTGGACCAGATGGCGCGGAACTGCCGGCCCTCGGCCTTCAGTGAGGCCATGATGTCGTTCCATGCCGCAACGGCCGCCTCGCCAGAGCGCGACGACATCGCGTCGTCATCGAACAACGCCGCCGTCCATGCGGCTGCACCTGCTGCGGCCTTCCCGACGACGTCGAACGCCGTCCCGACGACCACGCATGCGCTGGCCAGCAAGCGCAGTGAAGTAGTCAGCGTGTCGAATGCCCCGGCGCTACCGCTTGCGCGTGTCGCGCTGGTGGCGAGCTCCTCGGCCAACGCGGCCATGCTGGGTGCGAGGTCTTGTGCCACGCGGAGTGCCAGCGACTGGCTGGCCTTCTCCAGCCGCGTAAGCGCGTCATTGAACTCACCGGCAGCAGCGGCGCCCTTCTCTGTAACGACCGCCCCCGTCCGCTCGGCCTCATCTCCGAAAGCAGCGAGCCCCGCCTTCCCGTTGTTCAGCATGGGGATGAGCTTCACCCCCTCGTCGCCAAACAACTTCACGGCGAGCGCCGTCTTCGCTGCGCCGTCGTCCGTCTCGGCAAATCGCTGCGCGATGTCGGCGAAGACGTCACCAGTCGCGCGGAGTTTTCCATGTGCGTCAGTGGCGCTGATTCCGAGCACCTTGAAGATCGCGGCCTGCTCGGACGTCCTTACCTGGGACTTGGCCATCAGGTCGGCCGTCTTCGAGAGCGCCTTCCCAACCGCCTCGGCCGAGGAACCTGAGAGTTCCGCTGCGTAGGCCAGCTTCGAGAGTTCCTCCACCGGAACGCCCACGGCGGAGGCCATTTCGCCCATGGCGTCGGCCGCGTCGGCGCCGCTCCGGACGAAGTCCACCAGCCACGCCGCGCCATCCTTCAACGCGTCGAAGGTGAAGGCGCCGGCCAGGATGTTGCCGGTGCGCTCCGCCTGCTTGCCGAAGTCGTCAAGCTTGCGGTTCGCCTCGTCGAGCCCCTTGCGGAGTTCGGCGGACTGGACCTGCAAATCCACTACAAGCGAAGCCAAGCGAGCCATGGGTCAATCCTGCTTCGTGGTGCGGACGGCGGCGGTCTTGAAGATGGCGTCCAAGAGCGCCTCGGTCTCGTCCGGCGTTGGCTCGCGCTCGGGCGTCCGGCGCAGCATGTAGTCGCGCGGGTCCGCCGTGGCTCCCTTCTTCAGGTGTGGAGCGATGCTCATTGCGCACTGCATCCCGTGCCACATGTCGAGCACGGGGAACCCGAACGGCTCCAGCGCGTAGAACTCAAGGCACTCCGCCCAGAAGTCTGCGGACATGTCCTCAAGCATTTCGTCCGGGTTTCTGTACCTACCGCCCAGCGCGAGCCAGTACCTGAATGCTACTCGGCGCTCGTGCTGGGCTTCGAGTTTCCCGGGGCACCACCCTTGCCGGCCTGCATCTCGAAGCACTTCGTGGCGATGGCCGTGAGGGACTCAGCGGAGATGCCCTCCAGAAACGCGGGCACTTCCTCGAGCGAGAACATGCGAGATCCGCTCTCGTCCACCAGCATGTCGGCGACCATGGCCGCGAGGCCCTCGGCGCTCCCGAGGTTGACGCCGCCGCGAAGGCGGAGGGCGAGACTGGCGGACGGCTTGGCCAGCAGCAGCGGGGCGCTGAACTCGGAGATGGTGAGCGGCACGGTATCGCGCTTCGGGGATCGGGCTTGTTCCTTCGACAGGGGGCGCATAGGTGTCTGTCCTCGTTGGGGTTACGCCGGGGCCGGGGCGTAGGTCTTCGTCGCCTTGCCGGTGATCTTCAGGGTGCAACTGCCCTTCAGCGCGTCGTTGACGCCGCCGGGGTTGATGCTGAAGGCGGTCACCCACGCGGAGAAGGTATAGGCGCTCTTCGTCGTCGCGTGGTCGTTGAGCGTCAGGGTGTAGGTCCCAAGGACCACGTCCTCGCGGTCGGCCTCCAATCCCTGCTGTTCCTCGTCGCTGCCGATCCAGTTGAAGTCGAACGACACCTCCCCTGCGTCCGGCATGCCGCCGACGTACTCGGCCGACGTTGAATCGTGCGAGGTGACGTCAACGGTGCTCAGGGTGCCGTTGGGCCCACTGACGCTCGTGACCTCGCCGATGGCATTACTGCCGCGCTTGAGAATCAGCCCCTTGGATGCCTTCGCCTTCGTCGCCATGTCGTTGTGCTCCTGCGAGAGGGCACAAGAATCCGACGACGCGCGGACAGCCTGTTAGAGCCACACCATGTAGTCGGCCGCGACGACGTACAGGCTCGTCTCGTCGTCGTACATGTCGCGCATGTTGTCGCGCGTGGCACTCGGCGCCGGAGATGGGCCCGAGAGGGCACCAACAATTTCGTCAATCGCCTCTGCCACGGCATGGATAGCGGCGTACTCCGGGCCGTAGGAAGCCACCTGGACGCGCGCCTGTTCGAGCAAGTCGGCCGGGAGCCCATCGTGCGTGTGGGCCGGCACCGCCGAGGCCAGCGTCAGCACGACATAGGGGCGCGCGCAACCCTGGGGCGCGACGCTGGCATAGATGCGGTCGGTCACCAGAGAGGTTACCGCTGGTGTGGCGAGCAGCGCGTCGCGGATGACCTGGACGTGCGTCATCGGAACCCCCGCTTGAATCCCTTCAGGCCCGTCTTGGCGAAGGACTTCGCTTGGGCCAAGCCACGGCCGATGGACCCGCGCACGCCTTCCTTGGCGCGCTTCTTCAGCACGCGCGCTATCGCCTTGGCCAACTCGCCGCGCAGGTTGCCCACCACCGTATCGGCGTTGGCGTCCAGGGCTGGCCGCATGAATGGGTGCTTGAGTTCCGCGAAGTGCCAGCGCCAGTGCGGAGACTGGTAGCCCGGCTTGCGCGCCTTGCCAGTCTTGCTTTGGCGTGTCTCCTTCGACTTCTTGACGCGCAAGCCCACCAGTACAACCCCGTCACCTTCCTTCGGCTTCTGGGTGACGATGACGATGTTGTCCCGCAGGAGTCCAGTGTCCACCGGGGCGTTCTGCTTGGCCGCCTCCAACACTGGGGCGAACGCATTGCGCGCCGCGCGGGTCAGCACCTTGCGGCCCTCGTTCGCGCCGAGCGCCACGAGTTGTTTCTCCAGGTCCTTCAGGCCCTCGGTGACGTCGAGCATGCCGTACGTCTGCATCCGAATCACGGTGCGTCCTCTGCCCCAATCGTCACCTCGACGTCGGTGCGCATGAGAAAGGCGGCCACGGCAAGCGGATAGAGTGCGACACGGAGCATCAACCACGCCGCGAGGTGAGGGATGCCAGGACGCGCGGTCACATCCACGGTCGCATGGTGCTGGGCGAAGCGCGGCGCCGAGAATATCATGTGGACGGGCGGCATCCGGAATGAGAATCGGGCCCGCCCAACGCGGACCGCCACAGGGATGCGGAAGCTCGTGTGCGGACTCGGCTTCATGGCGCTTCCTCCACCAGTTCCTCGGCGGTGATGACGAGCTCGGCCTTCCGGCCCTCCTGGTCCACCGCCGACAGGATGTTGTAGACCCGCCCATCGAACAGAAGGCGCATGGATGGCACCACCCCGTCGAGGTAGCGCAAGCGGAAGACGGCGGGCACCCGGCCGCTCCGCTGCGCGCTGGCCCACACCTCGACGCCGGACGCCCGGTCCATGGACGCCCGCCGACTGTCGAAGTCCTCCCAGGTGTTGAGCACCCCGCCCGCCGCATCCGTACCCGTGGCGCGGCGCTGGAGCGTCACCCGGTGGCGCATCGGCCCCGGGCGCATCAGAAGGCCACCAGTCGGTAGGGGGAGAGCAACGCATTCACGGCGAAGTCCACCTTGGACACGATGGCCCCGGTGATTTCTGGAACCCGGTTCTCGTACATCTGTGCCACCAGCAGCAGCAGCGCCTGCTTGATGGGCGCAGGCACGTCATCCACCGCCCAGCCCACGGTGTAGCGCACCCGCACCGCGTTCCACTGGCAGCGCGTCGCGGGCCAGGACTCACCGTAGGCGAGAAGCAAGCGGCCGGGCACGGACACCGTGTCTGCCTCGTAGGTGTCCGGGTCCAGCGTCTGCTCGGACCCATCGGCGTCCACGTACGTGACTGAGGAAATGGTGCCGAGGTTGCCGCCGGGGAGTTCCATCTCGGAGGCGCACGGGAAGCCCTCCAACACGGCCTCCCATGTCTGCGACACCATCCCCCGCCAGCACACCTCCTCAGCATGCTGGCGAGCGGCCTGAATGAGCACCGTCACATACGCGTCGTCATCGTCTCCCTCCAGGCGTAGGTGGTCCTTCGCCTCGGCCAGCGAGACGGGCTCCGACGCTGGAGGCGTGACGACGTGCCGGAGCACGGGTCAGCGCCCCTTGTTGGGTTCGCCGCCGGGCTTCTTGCTGGGCTCGGGGGCGGACTCCTTCACCTCTTCACCCGAGCGCAACTGTAGCGCCACCTCGGCGCCACGGCCTTCCAGCACCTCACCCACGTTGACGGTGCGGATGTGGTTGCCGTCGGGCGCCCACTTGAACTCCCTCGTCACCTTGACCTTCATGGCATTCCTCGAGCGGCGGCGCGGTTAGGCGACGGGGGCGGTCTTCGGGTGGCCCTGGACGGCGATGCAGGTGATGAAGCCACCCGAGGTGGCGCCGGCCTGGACCACCTTCACGCGCAGGTAGCGCTTGGAGCCAATGTACCCCACGCGCTTCACGGTGTTGTCGTCCGATGCCGCGAAGGCGGGCTCGGTACCGAGCAGGTCCGCGTCCGCCACCGCCGCCTCGTCCGACATGTCCGACGCGTCGCCCTCGTACAGGGTGGCGGTGAACGTGCCGTCGGTGATGACCCCCGACAGGAAGACGAACTCCACGGAGCCGAAGTCGGCCACGTCGATGGTCTGCCCCGTCGTGGTGCCGTTGGCGGTGAGGGCCGCCGCCGGGCTGATGCAGCGCGACGCCTTCAGGTTGTTGTGTAGGTCATGCATGGTCGTGTCTCGATCAGGCGGAGAGGGTGAGAACCTTCACGGCGCGGTCCTGGACGAGCATGCCGCCCACGCGCTTCGTGGTGTAGAACTCGATGTAGGGCTTGGCGCTGTACTCGTCCCGGAGGATGCGCACACCGCGCACATCGTAGATGGTGTACGCGCACTGGAAGTTGCCGAACAGCAGGGCGTTGGCGTCCGCGGCCGGGTCCGGCATGGCGTCGTTCTCGGCGACCGTGTAGCCCAGCAGCGTCCCGCTCGGGCCCTGGGAGTAGTCGGGCTGCCAGAGGTAGTTGTTCTGCCCGTCCTTGAGCTTGCGGATGGCGGCGAGGCTCAGGTTTGAGAGCATGAACTGCGCGCCCTGGCGGTAGTTGCGGTGCAGCGAGTGCACGACGTCGATGAGTTTGTCCGCCACGAAGGCGCCAGCCGAGCCGCTGACGATCTTCTGAATGGAACCGAAGGCGCGCGTCCCGTCCACATCCGTCGAGAGCGTGTAGGCCAGGATTCCCTTGGGCTTCTTCACGCCGTTGCCCATGAGGTACGCGTCGTTCTCCTTCTGGGCGAACTCGAGACCCACCTCCTCGGAGAGCCACGCCTCGACGTTGATGGCGAGGTCGTCCAGCGAGCGCTGGGTGGCCTTGGGCTTCGCGTAGATTTCGCCGAAGTAGGGCTTCAACTCCGCCAGAGTGGGGGTGCCCGTCTCGGTGCGCGACTCCGTCTCGCCGACCCAGCCAGAGCCAGCAGTGCCCTGGGACACGAGCTTCGTGTAGTTCTCGTTCGAGAGCGTCATCACGTTGCACACGCCGCGCATGGGGGCGTTGTCGCGCTCGTACTTCTCGATCATTGTGTCGAGCGTCTCGGGGACGGCATAGCCGCCCTTCGTGTCATCGCCCACGGAGATGGAGGCCTTGAGGGACGCCACGTCGCCGGTCCGCACGAACGCCTGGAAGGCCTCGCGATGAGCCGCCTTGCGCGGGTCCAACTCAGTCGCCGAGCCGCCGGCCGTGGCCCGACGCTGACTCTGCTTCTGGGTCTCATCCACCTGCGCTTGGAGCTCGGAGATGCGGGCGTTGAGCCGCTCCACCTTCTGCTCCGTCTCCGCGGAAGCGTGGCCCTTCTTCTCGAACTCCGCCAAGCGCCGGTCGTTCTCGGCGCGCATCTCGGCCACTGCCTTCTGCACCTGCTCCACTGCGTTCTGCACGTTCACGTTGTTCTCCTTCAGCGTCCCGCGCACGCGCGGAGGGTTGCACCCAGGTTCAGCAGGGCAGAAACCGCCGCCCCATCCTCCGAGGTCTCAGCCTCGGAAATCTCATCGGTGAAGCCGCGGGCCATGGCGTCGCTGGCGCTCATCCATGTCTCGGCAGCCATCAACGCGCGCACATCCTCGACGCTCTGTCCGGTGCGCGTGGCGTACGTCTCCGCGAAGGTGCCGTTCTCCATGTCCAGCACGTCGGCCATGGCGCGCATGTCGGAGGCGCGGCCCACTGCGCCGGCCCAGACCTCGTGAATCATCCACGTCGCCGCTGGGGCGGTGATGATGCGGTCGCCAGCCATGGCGATGAACGATGCGGCGCTCGCTGCGATGCCGTCCACGTGCACCACCTTCTCGCCCGAGAAGCGACGAATCTGGGCATAGATGGCCTTGCCCTCGAAAATGTCGCCGCCCGGGGAGTTGATATAGACGTCCAGGGCGGTGGCGCCCTTCATTCCGTCGATGGCTTGCTGCACCGACTTCGCCGTGACGCCGCCGCCCGTCCACCAGTCCTCTCCGATGACGTCGTAGATGTAGAGACTGGCGCGCGTGCCCGACGCCTCGGCATGGAACGAAGGCTTCCCGCTGGTCTCGCGGTGGCGGGCGGCAAGCATGCGGGCTCGTGGGAGCACCAAGTCTTTCATGGGTGGAATCCTCCCGTGGGGCGCGGACAGTTATTCGTCGGCCGGCGGCTTGCCGTTGATGTTCATGTTGGCCGGGGTCAGGTAGATGTCGCCCCCATCCCGAGGGTTCATCTCCTCAAGGTCCCGGATCTCGTTGGGGGAGAGGGCGCCGTCCTGGACGAGCGAGTGGTAGTAGGTGGCGCGTGCGGCCATGTCGCCGCGCAGCAACCCGGCCACGTTGATGCGGGGGAAGTACCGCTGCCACTCCTCGCGGGGCAGCAGGTGGAAGACGATCCGTTGTTCAATCCGGGTGACGTACGGCAGGAGTCCACGCACCACGAAGTCCAAGCTCTGGTGCTCGATGTTGGAGAAGGTCGCCTTGTCCAGGTCACCGATGAGGTGAGGCGGGACGCGGTACATGCCAGCTATCTCGCTACGCTGGTGCTTCCGCGTCTCGAGGAACTGCGCGTCCTTCGCCGGGAAGCCGATGCTTTGCCACGTCATCCCTTCCTCAAGGATGGCGGGCTTGTGGGAGTTCTCGCTCCCCTGGTGTCGCTCGACCCAACTGTCCTTCAGATTGTTGTACGCCTTTTCGCTCATCTTGCCAGGGTGCTGGAGAACCCCACCCGGGGAGGCATCGTTGGCGAACAACCGCGCCCCAAACATCTCTGCTCCGATGCCGAGACCGATGGCCTCGCGGGCGTACTGTACGGGGTTCACGCCCTTGAGCCCGCCGAGGGAGAAGAGCGGGATATGCATCATCTCGGCCGTCGAATATGTCTCCGTCCCGCCGCCCGCGAGAGACACGCGGTAGCCCACTTCGCCGCGCGTCGCGTCGTAGAGCAGCGTCACCGCCTCCGGGTGGATGGGTAGCAACTCCGCCACGCGCAGACGGGCGGCGGGGCCGGTGCGAATGATCCGAAAGTAGGCGTTCCCCCACAGGCCGAGACACGCCATCAGCCATTCGCGCCAATCCTGCGCCGTCTGGAACTTGTTTGGCGCGAAGTGCAGAAGGTCGTGCAGCGGGTGGCCCGTCGCCTTCATCTTCTCTCGCCCACGCTGCTCGTAGAGGTGGACGGGTAGTTGACCCACCGACTCGGCCAGTACGCGCACGCAGGAAAAGACGGCCGAGAGCGCCATGGCCCGCTCGGGGGTGACAGCCACGCCAGCGGCCGAGGGGCTGCTCCGTGCGAGGATGCGCTCAAGGTCCGTGCTCGTCATCTGGCGCGGAGCCTGGGCGCGAAAGATGCGGTCAAGAATCACTCCGGGCCTCCGGCACGCGCGTCAGGTGGATGGCCTCGCCCAGGACCAACATACCGCCAAGAATCCACGCGGCCGGCGGGTAGACCTGCCACACGCCGTAGAGCAGGGCGACGAGTCCCAGCATGGCCATGAAAACCAAGAGAAGTGCCTGACGCATGGGTGAAGCGTACGAGCGAGCGCGGACACCGCTAGAGCGTCCGAATCCCGCGCTCCTCGTAGACACTGCCAGGGTCCTCCGGCGCCAGCAGCGCGCGGTTGAGCGCCATGATGGCGGCCACCACTCCGTCGATCTTGTTCTCGGGGCGCTCCTTGCGCGGGTAGATGTTGTCCTTCGCGTCCGTGTGGCACACCACGTTAGAAACCATCCAGCGCATGGCGGGGTTGGCGTCGTGGTGGAGGCGGCCCTCCAGAACGAGTGCCTCCATGGTCTTCATCGGCTCCGAGAAGTTCTTCACCGTGGGCGAAACCTCAACCGTCACCACGCCTTCGGCCTGGAGTTCGTTGGATAGCTGGGTCGCCTGCCACGGGTCGAAGGCCACCTCACGCAGGTCGTGCCGGTCCTTGTCGTCCAGCACCCCTTCCCTGAATGCCTCGAAATCGAGCACGTCCCCTGGGGTGGTCTTGAACCACCCCTCCTTCACCCAACCCTTGTACTGGCTGATGCGGCTCTCATCTACAGCGCGCTCCGGGAGGTAGGAGTGGACGAAGAGGTAGAAGTGCCGCTCGGTGGCTGGATCGTCCGTGGGCCGTCCCTCCTCGTCCCTCTTCATCTTCGGCGTGCCATCCTTGTTCTTGGCGGGCAGGTCCCGATAGAAGACCTTGGCGCGGCAGGCCACGTCTCGCTTGCTGGCGAGGTCAAGGCCATCGACGCATGGCTTGCCCGAGAAGTCGTCCTCAGAGAGGGTCGGGTCGGCGCAGCGGTCCCACGCCGCCATGTTCATCCACTGCACCTCCGCCTTGCACCAGACGTTGAGGTGCTTCGTCTTGAAGTTGCCCTCCTTCGCCGCGCTCTGCATCGCCTCGACGGCGTTGAATCGGTAGATGACGTGGTCGATGCTGGCGTGCCAGTTGGGGTTGGCCTTGATCCATGCGGCCGGGTCTCTCCAGTCGTCGCCACCATCCTGCCCCGTTCCATCTCCGTCGATGGTGTAGATGACGCCGAAGAGGGCGTCATTCTCCAGGCCCTCGAGCATCTGGGTGACGTTCCCGCGCACCTCGTAGCATATGCCCCCAGTATCCGTGCCCGCGGTGGTGATGGTCCAAATGAGCGACTGGGGCCGCTTCCCTGAGCCGGAGATGAGCACGTCCCACATATCGCGGGTCTGGTGGGCGTGGAGTTCGTCCACTACGGCGACGTGGATGTTCTGCCCGTCCTTGCTCTTGGAGTCACGAGACAGCGCCGTGAACAACGAGCCAGTCCTCGCATGGGAGATGGTGTGGGCCGTCGCCCGGATGCCAAGCTTGGCGCCGAACTCGGGACGCTCGCGGAGCATGGCTTTCGCATCGCCCCAGACGATCTTGGCTTGGCTGCGGTCGGTCGCGGCGGAGTACACCTCGGCGCCCGACTCACCATCGGCCGCGAGCCCGTACAGGGCGATGCCGGAGGACAGGAAGGACTTGCCGTTGCCTCGCGGGACCTCGACGTAGCCGCGGCGGAACCGGCGCGCCCCGTTGTCCTTGAACACCCACCCAAAGGCCGTGGTGATCACGAAGCATTGCCATGGTTCCATCCGGAATAGGGTTTTGGCCTTGGGGCCCTTGACGTGGGGGAGTTGCTCGAGGAAGCGGCACACCCGCCCGGCCTTGCCCTCGTCGAAGCGGTATTGCCACTCGCCCTTCGCGCGCTCCAGGTCGTCGAGTTGCCGCTGGCAGGCGAGGCGCACCCACTTACAGGCGGGCACATTGCCGCTCACGACGTCGTGGCAGTAGGCCAGGGCCTTGGCGACGTGGGGGTCCGTCGTGCCGCTCACGCCTCGAATTCCTTGAGGGGGTCGTGTCCCTCGGACTCCGGGGCGAAGGCGGACACCCGCTGCCTCGCCGCCGGAGTGAGTCCGAACTGGGCGAGTTCCACGCTCAGTTGCTTCTTGGCGCTGAGGAGGACTTCCACCTCGGGCCGCTTGCGGATGACCTCCCCGCTCTCCGTGCTCACGGTGAACGTCACCCCGAGGGCGTTGACGGTCTCGCGGCATCCCTCAATCAGGGCCCACGTGGTGACCATCTGGCGGAAGGCCGGCAGGTCGCTGGCCGTCACGACGCGCATGGGGGCCACCACCGCGGCGAGCTCGGCCCACCCCCGGGCCTCCCGCTCGGTGAGGCCCTCGGGCATGGGGAGGGTCTCCAGCGGGGCCCCGGCGGGCGCGTGGGCGTTGGACCGGTCCTTCCGGGCGGTGCCCTCCAATTGCTTCAGGGCGGCGGGCTTGGGCGGTCGGCCAGCATTCAGGGCAGCCATGAGGAGAGAATCCCCCGGCGTGCGGACGAAAGACGAAGGGCCCCGCCGAAGCAGAGCCCTTGCCTGCGACCTGTTTCATGCCCGTTTCAATGGCGGGGTCCCGGGTTCTCCCCGAGCACCATGGGCCGCACACCCATCATTCACGGCCTGGGTCCACGACGCAAGGATGCGCCGGAAAAGGCCCAGCATTTCGGCAGCGAGAGAATTTGATGGGGCAACGGTCTCCAGGGCCCACCCCTCCAGAGATTCCCCCCCCC